GAAGATTTAGAACTTAAACTACGGGAGTGACATGCTTTCTACCAAATATCGCCTCAGATTGGAGTTTATCTGTAAGAAGATTGCTAATAAGGAGGAAGTACAACTAGATGATATGATTTGGGCAGAGAAACTCGCCAAATCACACACTACTGCCAGAGAATGGTTACGTAAAGCACGTCGTCAAGCAGCACAAGACATCCAGGAGGGCAGCATGGATGATTTTATGAATAAGATGGGATTAGGCGATCCCGACCCATCTAATTATAAAACGGGATTCGATAGTGCTGATGAAATCGTAGATTGGTTCAAACAGGACAAACCTGATGATTGGAGGCAACGTGATTGAGATTACTCCTGAAACATACGAAAAGATGAATGAGGAGTTTGAGGAGGAAGGTCTTCCTTTCCGAATTAAAGTTCCTACACAAGAAGAAATTGACGATTGGAGGCAACGTGACTGATTCACGAGAGGAGAATGAAGAGAAATGGCGTATAGCGACCAATAAGGTTATTGCTGAAAATTTAGTTGAAAACCTTGAGAAGTTGCTAAATGGAAAAGCACACTACATTGAGTGTTCTGACCGTACTACGTATCACAATAAAATTGTAATCGAGTACAATCACCAAGAAAAGAAAAAGTGAATAAACCTACTGAAAACTACGAACAATTAATTATACGCTTCACTAAGCGTACAATGCAATTAACTGCAAGAAAGCAAGAATTGCAAGAATCCTATGATGAGTATCTTAAAATTACTAAAGATCTCACCAGATTAGAGGGATCTATGCAAGCAGTACAATACCTTGCATACGGTAAATTGCCTGGTGATGGCAATCACGATGGTATGAAAGATCACACCCCAGATTAATTTCTAGAGATTTTAAGGGTTTCGCTAAGATACTCTGTACTAGGAGTAAATCTCATTTCTTTTGTAAAAATTTCAACAAACTCATCTACTAACGCGGGTCTTAACACTAAGATCTCGCGTTTTTTGTCGTTTTTGCGTAATTCGTAAATATAGTTATCTACTGGACCTCTGGACTCTTCAGCAGTTAATGTATTTCCTTCTGGAGTAACGAATCTGTATGCTTCACCCACTTCAAGACCTCCTGGAAGGATAATCTCTCCGTCATATTTCTGCTCAACGGTCTCATAGTGATGAATACTTGAAGAATCATCATATTGTGCTTTTAAATACTCAGTAAAAACAGGTTGTGTCATTGGCCAGTCATTATATAGATTTTTGATATTATTGATAATCATGATGATCCAATCTAATCCTGGATCGGAGTAAAAGTCCATTGCAATAGTATCAGGTCTTTCGCCATCTTTGACAAAGTAATCTTCAAAAAGTGTTCCTCCTGGAACAATGTTGTCAATTAATTTAATACGAGCAAAAATATTCCTAATGGCAATATATGTACCATCTTCAGGGTTTTTGTCGTATTTAAGATAGAGGATTTCTGGAACTTTGTCGAAATATGCCATTTTTATTTCTCGTCGATACGTGTAAGATCTTCAAATTTTTCAATATCTTGTCTAACCAGAGTAGTGAGTTCTGCAAACTGTAAAGATAACCTAATCGCCTGTACATAACCATTTTTAGTCAATGCAATGACATTATCTGGAGTGTAGTCAACATTCATAGCAGTCAAAGCACAATACTTTGTGTTTGGTAAGAAATCACTGACTTGAGGAGTTTCTGCATCTACATCAGTAACAACTCCGTTAGATTTTACCTTAAATTTACTCTTAAGACCACTAGGAATAATTCTCCAAATATGTGGATAACCCAAAAACAGAGAGTTGCTTCTACCCTTCGCTTTTGATTCTGGGTGCATACTCACTTTAAATTGTTTAATAATTTTGCGTATTTCTAACTCCTCAGTAGTGTCTCTCGCTAAGAATAAGTAATCAAAACTAAATGATCTTGTCTGCATCTTATTGAAGGTTTGCAGAGTGTTGTCATTAAAGGTTTGACCAAATGCAGCACCAATTACTGTATCTAGATTTATACTTTCAACTTTTGGTATATCACTAAAACCAGGAATACCTTGTATACCTTTAAGGAATGTGTTTCCAGCAGTTGCTAGAGCACCTTTTCCGCCAGCGGCAAGAAGTCCACCAACACTACCTGTTCCCATTGTGCTACCTAAAGCACCAAATGACACTTTCTGCCATTCTGCACCATATTGATACTCAATCTTTGGTGGAAGATATAGTGAAATATTTGCTACCCCAGTATTAGATGCATCACTTTGTGCATTACCTCCACTTGTAGAGTTTACTCCAGGAGTGCCATCTTCCGAATTTTGACCACCAAAAACATTTTGTAAATTTGCATTAATATTTCCTGCAGTAAGATCTGCTTTTCTGTTACTGCCAGAAATGATGTTTTGGATATCTGCTAATGCACCAGGTGGTGTAGGTGCATTGGAATAATCATATGCCCTGAATGTAAGGAACAGACCAGTGTTCTTTACACTCTCCTTTGGGTACATTAATCTTGTTGCTGTCATTATTTACGCTTACCTTGTTGAACTTTTTTCTTGCTGACAAATCTATTTTGACTATCATAAAATTGCTCTATCGGCAAAGCGGCAAATTCAACTAGTTCCGATTCTGGAACTTCAAAAAATAAATTATCTGCTCGACTTATAATATATCTATGTAGCAATTTGAGGGGGATCCTAACATTCCTATTTAGAAACTTTTTAGCAAGGATCATTCTTTGTTTTTCGGTGGTATAATGGAAGTTTGCCCCCATGAACCCATCTTCATAGATATTAGTCACCAGAACTAAAGGATATCTATCCCAACGTGCTAACTGTAACTTTGTTTTAGGGTCATATTCAAATAGGTAAAATTTACCCACTGTGACATCATCTTTGGCGTTATTGAAAAGATAGTTAAATGCTACAGAACGTTGTTTACTGACTGTATTTGCGTTCTCATCTTTTAGTTCTTGGATAATGCTCATATCCTTAATTCCTTTTCTGTTAGGATTTTAAATTGCCATCTCCTGTCCTTGCAATATTCAGTTGCTGCTTTCCATTTGGCATCATTGACAGCATATGTGGTAACTTCAGTTATATACCTCTTTGTACGACGGCGCTGTTTTTGGGGAGGCGTTGTCTGCTTAAGCGGTTTGATCTCGATAATAAACTTCTGCGTCCCCCCAGTTTTAGTTCTGGCACGGACGTAGAAATCTGGGAAGTAACGATGCATCCGATTATCAAGAGGAGAGATGTAAGGTATAATGATCTCTTCACTCCCCCATTCCAAAACATTTTCATTGTTATCACACCAAACCATGAATTTTCTTTCCCATAAAGACCTGTAAATGACATTAGTCGGATCTCCCTTATATTTTTTGGGATGGGAAGGTTTATATTTGCCACTATATGCCATACTAAATATAAATATACTTCCTAGTCCTATTTAGATGAACATCGACAGAATTAGAAAAAATATTGTGGGTGACTATGGATTGGCATCATCAAACCAGTATCATATCTCTTTCGAGATACCAGCAGGTATCAATAGTAGCGGTGATGGAACTCTTACGGAGTTCATGGCGAACAGGGGATTTAACATTAGTGGACATTCAAATCCTGAAGTTTTTGGGAGAAATGATATTGTTGTAGATAATATGGTAAAATTGAGTTTTTTGGCAGATGAAGTTAATATTCCAGGATTTAGTGTTGCAACTGGGGATTTTAAGGGATCAGTTCCAGGTATCAACCTCAGATATGCACACACTAGAAATTTCACCGAAATGAACGTTGCGTTCTTAATGGATATGGATCATACTCCATTAAAATTTTTGAGATTGTGGTCTGATTTTATATTTGGATTTGAAGAGTCCTACGGTGTCTCAGCATCGGCACCTACTGTATTTTCTCAAATGCAATACTATAACAATTATGCCCATGACATTATCATTGACAAACTAGAACCAAATACTAGTTCTAAAACAAAGAGTGCGGCAAAGAGTAGTTATGACACCCATAATGTTGTAACTAGAACACGACTCCACAAAGCATTCCCATATATGGTTAATGATGTTACTGTTAGTAATGCTCCAAATCAACCCATGAGATTGCAATCTACCTTTTATTATGAATATTATACAACAGAAACCTTAAAGAGGAATACCGTTAATACTCTCAGAGTATGACACTAAATAAAAATATGATATGGAGTTTAATTAATGTCTTTACCTACACTGAATACACCAACCTATAACCTTACTGTACCATCAACAAAGCAAAGGATTAAATATAGACCTTTTGTTGTTAAAGAAGAGAAAGTTCTTCTGATGGCACTTGAATCTGAAGATGATACTCAAATTGCAGAAGCACTGAAATCAATTATCACCTGTTGTGTAACTACAAAGGATTTTAAATTTGATAAGTTAGCAACTTTTGATATTGAGTATATTTTCTTAAATATCAGAGCTAAATCTGTTGGTGAAATGGTTGATCTTATTCTTGTTGCTCCAGATGATGGAGAAACCGAAGTGAGAGTTAGTATTAACATTGAAAATGTTAAAGTTCAATTTGACAAAGAACATACTAACAAAATTGCAATTGATGACACTCTTTGGGTAGAAATGAAATATCCTGGTCTTGATAGTTTTACTAATTCTCAAGAGGATATTGATGATACATTTAAATTTGTTGCAAACTCAATTGATAAAATTTACAATGAAGAAGATGTTTGGGACAGTACAACAACAACCCCTGAGGAATTTGTACAGTTTCTTGAGAACATGAGTAGTAAACAATTTAATAGTGTTCAGAAATTCTTTGAGACAATGCCTTCTCTAAAGCATGAAGTTAAATTCACCAACCCAAATACTAAGGTTGAATCAACTTATGTTGTTGAAGGACTTGCTAATTTTTTCGGATAAGCCTCTTCCATAATTCCCTGGAGAATTATTACAGAACAAATTTTTCATTAATGCAGCATCATAAGTACAGTTTGACTGAACTTGATGGTCTTATTCCTTGGGAGAAAGACATTTACATTGCATTATTGAAAAACTATTTGGAAGAGGAAAAGCAAAGGATCGAACAGCAAAAGCATAGTCAATGAAGTCAAAGCAATTAGGATTAACAGAATATAACGACGCCATACTTTCAATCTATGGTGCAAATCCTGTTGCAAATTTAAAGGGAGCAAAGGGTAAAACAACTGCCCCAGACCTTAAGAAAGATCCTAAGAAAGAGAAGTCAAAACCTAAAACTGGAACTCTTTTAAAAGAAACACTTCGTCTTAGAAATACTGCAGTTTTAAATTTAAAACTTGCAAAGAAGATACAGAAGTATGAGAAAGAAAGGTTATCTCAATTAAAGGCAGTTTTAAGTAAAGACGCCACTTCTGAAGAAAAAGCGGGTATCCGTAAATCAAAGAAAGACGAAGAAGATCTTAAAAAACCAAAGAGTTATCCTCAAAGATTCTTAAAAGCAATCAAAGACCTTATAAAGAAAGGTCTAAAAAACCTTTGGAAGAAAATTATTCCAAAGGCGATACGATCACGTCTTAGATTACTGCGAAAGAGAGTTGCAAGATTTAGAAAAGCAGTAAAAACTAATCTTAAAAGGAAGTGGAGAAATTTTACTAAACCACTTAGGCAACTTAGAAGAAAATTTATTGACCCTATTAAACGTAGGTTTCAAAAATTACAGAGAAGATATAATGTTTTATCAAAAAGGTTTAAAAATAATTTAACAAGACCTTTTAGACAAGCAACTAGATTTCTTGAAGAAGCAGTCAAAGACCCTGGTAAGCAATTTAGGATTGCTAAAGAAGCAGTTCAAGGTAAGGTTACAAAAGCACAAGAAGTTGTTGGCACTAAGTTCCAACAGGGTAAAAAAGCTGTAACTGAGGGATTTGGAGCACTTAGAGAGGGAGCGAATAAACTATTCAATCAAGGCACTAGTGGTGCTAATAAGTTTAAGGATCGACTTTTTGGTGGATTTAGACGTGCTGTAGATGCTGTTACACCTATTGCACAAAAAACTAGAGATGTAGTTACAAAGGCAATTAATGTTGCTAAAGATCCAGAAACTTACAAAAAGATAGCAAATCAATTCCAAGAGAAAGTTGGTAAACCAATTGCTGAACTTGGTGGTAAGGCAAAGGGTGTGTTGACTGATGCCTTAGAAAAGGTATGGATGCATCCTAAAGTTCAAAAAATAGCAAAGAGTCAAATCTCTCAAAAAGTTCTTAAGAAGTTAGGAACAAAAGGTGGTGGTAAATTGCTTATGAAGTTAGTACCAGGTCTGAATATTGGTATTGCACTTTGGGACATGGTTAACTATGTCATTAAGGGTGACATGGAAGGTGCAATTATCGCACTGGGTGAAGCAATTCCTCTTGCAGGATGGGGATTCGTTGCTCTCAATTTAACTAGAGAATTATTCCCAGAATGGTACGCTCAAAATATTCGTAAGAACCTCACTGGTGTTGAGAGTAAAGAACAATTAAATAATCAATTCATTGAGGGTATGACTGCCGTACAAGGTGAGTATGGTGCAGCAGCATTCTCTGAAGGTGGAATCATTCCTGCAAAACCTCAACTTGTTATTGTTGGTGAGGGTGGAGAAAAAGAGTACATTGTTCCTGAGAGTAAACTTGCTTATTTCTTAGGATCTGATGCTGCAATTGATTTCTTAAATCTTGGAGGAAGTTCAGTTGTCAGTACGGTTTCAGAATACTTAGGAAAACTAGGTATTGCTGGTGAAACTAAATCAAAAATTTCTGAATTTAGAGATGCTCAAGATTTACCTCAAAAGAGCACTAATAATGTAAAGAATATCAGACCATTTGGTAGTGCAATTAAAGATATTAGTGGTAAGATTATAGAATTTGTAAGTTCAGGATTTGAGGGACTTTTAGAACCACTTACAAAAGTTGTAGAATGGATCAAGAAAAATATTTTGGGGAACCCATTAGTTAAAGGTATTGGTGGAATAGTTAGTAGTTTCTTTGGTACTCCTGCCTCTGCAGCGACAATGGATAAGAGTGGACGAAATCCTGGAAGAACTAATCTTAATATTGATCCATCAAAATTCTCTCCAGATGGAGCATTCAATACTGGATTGAAAACTGGTTCATCTGCATATATTGGTGGATCTGATGATTATCACATTGACACTAAATTTAGTAGTTCTCTCTCTATGGAGGAAAAGGTTAGAATGATGGATCAACTTGCAGCAGGATATGCTGCTCAAGGTAGAAATATTGAATTTTCTAATTCTGCTATTGCCAACACCATTTATGATCCTAACGCCTCTTTTGAAG